AGGATTTAAATTATTTCGCTAGCAACTAACACTAGCTGCTTATACACTTAAAGATTCATATAAAATGAATTTGAGGAAACGTTCCTCAATATCCCAAAACGGATATCTAAGACGGTTTGATAGACCGTTCTTTCTTATTCTTATAAAAAGATATTGTAGAGCGTATGTACTCAGCTCGCTTTAAGAATTTACATTTTCCTAAAGTTATCACATCATTTACTACTCTAAATTGGTCTTGATCAGTTAGCCTAGAAACGTGAGTTTCAAGAGTATCTATCATTTCCCAAACAGTATTAAGTGCATCAGGACCCATTTTAATGCTATGAAAACATCGCATTACTGTGTCCTCCAACCGTTTATTATCAGAATGAATTGAAAATAACATTGGCCATGTAGCAAAGGAAAGTAGATCTGCTATAGATCGTACACCTGTGCTTGGCATAGTGTCATAACAAATTATTCCTCTAACATCCGGAGGCATGAAACTTAATATAGTTCTTTTAGATTGAATAGTATCTGGTGGTAATTTAGAAGGAGAAAGGTTTCTTACAGCTTTAAGCAGGTAATCTTTAAATACTTTCAGAGCTTCAGGCGATAAATCAAAATCTACCGGACGATTAATCCGATTAGATAAGATCCATTCACTAGGAGTCTTAATAGTACTAAATAGAGCACCTGGATAAGAGGCTAATAAAAGAGCTTTTCTCATTCCATTTCCCATTTGTGTAAACTTAGCGTTTATTCTGGATACCGCTTTATAACCATGTCCTAAGAAATTCAGCATTTCTGAAATTCGAAAATTTCGGAATCTGTTAACTCTTAGCATCATTTGAAATAAAGCACGAATATCCCAATAGGCAACAGCCATTTCTTTGAAAGAAAGACCACTTACATCGTTTCCTTTGTAAAAGAATCTTTTTGCAAACTCAAACGAACCATTTCGCGAAAGAACAGATTTTGATAAATTAATACCAATATCCCATTCTTTTGCTAATAGTAAGTAATTGTTCGCTACTCTTTCATCGGCGATAACTAAGTCATCACCAAGGACTAAATACCGATCAAAATTATTCGCTGTATATCCAGCCCTAATTGATGCTATTCTTACCATAATATGGTGCGTTACAGCAAGCATTGCCCATGAGGACAAAGCTCCCATAGGTTGCCCTGTGGCGTAACGAACAGCTTCAATATAAGGAACTGATTTACCAGCCCATTTTGTTTCACCAATTTTTATATAATCCTTGAATTCTTCCCGAAATTCATCGGTAAGCATTCGTGAGATTAACATTGGAGACCATTGAGGAAAAGGTAGTTGATACCACCTTCCAATCAATAACTCCGCCCATGCTTCTCCTAAACCAGGTTTATTAAACAAGGTTGAAAGGATTAAAGCTTGGACATTTACTGGAATACGATCAGTTGCCGCAGTTAGATCGAAAGAGTATACTTTACGTATATTTTCGCGAACTAATCTAGCATTAAATTGATCTACTACCTCTGTTTGATTAAAGGTAGCATCCGTAGATAATGTTTTAAGAAAATTGAATAAAACACTATGAAGCGGTTTAACCAACCATTGGGTCCAGGCATCAGCCATGGCAAATACTCTTATTTTACCTGCGGGTTCAATTTTAAAACCTAACTTTCCTAGGAAAGAGAAGTCTTTATAATTTAACCTTGCTTCAGTTTGTCCATTTGTTAAATGAACAGACTCGTGCACTTGATGTTCCAAAGCAAATTTGCTATGGTCTGTCTCGGCATAAAATAAAAGATATTTAACCATATCGATGATTGGCCCTCCGGATTGCATAAATACCGCGACTTGAAGATAAGCTTTCATTACTGAAATATTATTTTTAAGTGCTAGTAAATTAATCAATAAAGCCGGAAAAGCAGTAGAAAAAGTTCCTTGTATATCAGGACCAACTTCTAGTTTTCTAATAGTTTTAGTAGATGTAGGAGATGATGACCCAATCCAAAACGAATTTAATCTATTGATACTAATATCAAAGATTTTATAAGTTTTAAATGATTGAGTTGCTATCATAACCTCACTAAAGTTTATACTTGCATTAGAGGGTCTTATAATACTTCTAATATCGAGTTTCCCGACAAAATCGAGAACTCTATAAATAGAAATAAGACTTAACCATAATCTTATATAAAATAAATTACCCGATCTTATATGTCGTCGATGTATAGCAGGAATAAATCTTGGTATACCTCTACGCGTACGAGATACGGCTAATCCTAAAACTCTAGTAGACTGATGCGGTTCTCCACTAAGAGCTTGCATAAGCAGTGATACACTAGCTTTCAAGTACTTAGCAGTATACGCAGTTCCATTTCTTTTTCGTAAAAGGAACAGGAAACGTACATACTTTACAATAACCTTTACTAAGGATGTTTCGATAGAGCCTTTCACTAATATAACCATTTTTAACAAATGATTGATTAGTGGTCGCCCCGCTTTTACACGGAGCATGCCAGTATAAGAAGGCACCAATTTCTTAATTACTCTAAAAGAATAGTTGTTAAAATTATTTAATAGTTTTATCATTATTGTTTTATTGTGATTGAGTGAGGAGGCCTAAGTTATACCTTCAGTTTTCAGAACTTCTAAGAAGTCTGAGCTGCAGGCAGGTTACACAACCGGAGTTTAGTTACTCTGGGATAAGTAATCGTTTGAAAATAAGTATTATGTTACCCCTTTTCTCATATTTTACTACAAGAAAAGAACATAAGGGACCAAATTCACCAACTACCAACCCTACACATAAATGTGTGTGTAATGAGGCGATTTGGGATGAAATCCAACAAGAAGCTTGTCGAATGACACTATCTCTCTATGAGATAAGATAACCTTCCG